GAAGCGGTGGCTGATCCCGGTGACACCCCGCAAGGGGGAAATGCCGCTGTTCCGGGGGATGATCCGGAACGCGCTGGGGCACGACCCCAGCCAGATTGACGCCCTCCAGCGGGCGATGGGCGCAATCCTCTTTAACAAGCTAGTCGGCATGCAGCGCGCGATCCTGCTCTATGGGGCCAGCGGGACGGGGAAAAGCGTCCTGTTGAAAATCATCGGGGAGCTATTCCCGCGCGAGAACCGAACCTTCATCTCCCCGGAGGAATTCCGCTCTGAGTACAACATCGCGGACCTCGCGAAGTCCGCGATCAATCTGGTGGCCGAGCTTCCCGAGATGAAGGCCATCAACTCCAAGGCGCTGAAATCCCTTATCGCGGGCGATCCCGTCCGGGGCAGACCGATCTACGGGAAGCCAATCGACTTCGTTGCCAATACCTCGCATGTCTTCGCCTCCAACTATCTCCCGACCACGGAGGAGGTTGACAACGCCTTCTTCCGGCGCTTCCTGATCTTCGAATTCCGCCACCCGCCGGAGCAGGCTGATGACCATCTTTTTGAGAAGATACGCGACCAAGAGCTAGGTGCGATTGTCTACTGGGCGCTGATGGGCGCGGTTAAGATCGCGCGGGAGGAGAAGCGCCTTACGTCCAAGTCCCATGAGAAGTTGATCGTCCAGTGGATGCATGGCGCGAACGTCGCGCTGGAATTCCTCCATGACGATGAATGGGTGGTCCTGAACGCTGGTGAAAGCAAACATGTTCGCGGATCGGCCCTCTATGGTCGCTTCAAGCTTTGGTGCGCTGCGCAGGGACGCACCCAGATCTCATATAAGAAGTTCTGCGAGCGCGTCCTTGAGTTCCAGAAGCTCCCGAAGATGAAGGTTCTTGACGGATACAAGGGCTTCCGGGGCATTGATATCGCCTTTGATCCGCCGTCCGAATAACACCCGGTAATACCGGATTTGGGGCGCTTCCGTTGCAGCGCGGCGGTCACCCACATCAATAACGCCAAATACTTAGCAATCTCAACTTTCCGGAAATTTGGGTTTTTAGCCCCACTTTCGGCGTGTTTACCGCCCCTTCCCGAAAATGTGTCTTTCATAATTTCCCGTTATAGGGGAGAAAATATTTTGCTGCGTCTTATGACGAAAATTCGTAAACCCCGGAGAAATCCCGTTAAAGTCGTAAAACTTCCGGAGACAGCAGGACCACGGGTAGGGATTTCGAAAATGAAGGCCACTTGTGGGCCACTTTATTTTTCTGGGAAACTTGGGTTCGGAAAAAGCAACTCCACTTGGGGCCACTTGAAGCTGCAAGCTAAGTCGTTGAATTTATTGCTGTTAGTTTCTCATAAGTGTCCTAAGTGGGGAAATCACTCCTCCCTTGTCTTAAAGGCGAAAAAAAATTCCGGTTTTTTCTTTTTTTTCCTAATAAAAAGGGAGGGAGTGGGCAACGAGACCACTTCACGGTAAAAGGGGAAATTCGGCCCGGTACGGCGGAGCAGGTACGGCGGGGATCGGTGGTCCGGATCGGGGAGGCTTTCGAGGCCGCATTGGGGAGGTCTTCTGTACGAAGGGACCGGAGGAGGCGCAGCGGCGATCTAGCTGTGTCCGGAGTCAGCCTATCAGGGGCTTTACGCCGGAGGTTGGCGGGCGTATCCTTGGCGATCTTCCCTGTGGTCCATTGCGGAGATTGAATTGCCACCCCCGAACCGAAAGAAGCCACGTCAACCGAAGCCGGAGAAGGATGTGACTGAGAAGGTTGGAAGCTGGAGGGCCAACCATTGGCGACGGCGAAACCTTCCGGAGACCGCAACCGCCTATGAGCCTTCAGAGGATGAGCGGATTCTGGTCACCTGCGCCTCCATGAATGGCGTTCCGATTGAGAACATCGCTGCCATCATGGGGATGGATCATGTCACCCTCCGGAAGCACTATCAATTTGAGCTCGACTATGCGACTGATGATATCGTATCGCGGGCGACTGGAATTCTCTATCACAAGGTGTTCCATGAGAAGGACAGCAAGGCGCTGTTCTTCCTGTTGCAGACGCGCGGGAACTTCCGCGTTCGGGAGGAGCGCAAGCCTTCAGAGGAGCAGAAGGACGCGGTGGTTGAGACCTTCGATTTCTCCGATCTGACGGAGGAGGAGCGCCTTGCGCTTCGTCAAATCCTGAGCGCCCGCGTCCAGACGGACGGCGGCGCCACCCGGCACTAGGCGCGGAATGACAGTTGAGGTTGACATCGCAAGGGCGCTCCGCTCTCCGGAGGCGGCACTGGAAGCGCTTCTCCGGGAGGATGCGGAGCGCAGCCTAGCGGAGTTCACGCGGCAGGCGTGGGGCGTTCTAGAGCCTTCGCGCCCGCTCGCTTGGGGCTGGGCGCTGGACGCGATGTGCGAGCATCTAGAGGCTGTCACCTATGGGGAGATCACGCGCCTCCTGATCAACGTCCCGCCGGGGATGATGAAGAGCCTTCTGGTGCGCGTCTTCTGGCCCTGTTGGGAGTGGATCACGCGCCCGGACTTCCGCTATGTTGGCGCGTCCTATGCCTACCCGCTGGCAGTCCGCGACAACCGCCGCGCGAAGATGCTGTTCACCTCCGATTTCTTCCAGCGCAATTGGGGCAAAGACGTCTCAATGAGCGATGATCAGAGCGCGAAGGGGAAGTTTGAGAATGATCAGCGCGGCTGGATGCTGGCGACTTCCGTCCACGGCATCGGCACGGGCGAGCGTGGTGACCGCTTCACCGCAGACGATCCCAACAACGTCAAGGAATCAGAGAGCACAACCATCCTTGAGGAGACCTTGCAATGGTTTTCCGAGGTGGTCCCGACCCGGTTAAACGATCCGAAGACATCAGCCCGGATCGTCATTCAGCAGCGCACTCACGCTCGCGACGTTTCCGGGTACATTCTCGCGGGGGAGCTTGATTACGTCCACCTATGCCTGCCCATGGAGTATGAGCCAGCGCGCAAGTGCGTCACCAAGATCGGCTTTCGCGATCCAAGGACGAAGCCGGGAGAGCTTCTGTTTCCGGAGCGCTTCGACCGGGAGGATGTTGACCGGCTCAAGAAGGAATTCCGCGCGTGGGGCGGAACCTACGCCGAGGCGGGCCAACTTCAGCAGAACCCCTCCCCGCGTGAAGGCGGCATGTTCAAGGCGGAGAACTTCCATATTGTGCCTTGGGTAGAGAACGCGGAGCCGGTGAAGACGATCCGCTATTGGGACAAGGCCGGGACCGAAGGCGGCGGAGCCTATACCGCTGGCGTTCGCATGTCGCTGCTGTCTGATGGGCGATACCTTGTTGAGAATGTTATCCGGGGCCAGTGGTCCGCCGGGAAGCGCGAGCGCATGATAAAGCATGCGGCGATTGATGATGGCGAGGCGGTTGATGTCTGGATTGAGCAGGAGCCGGGATCGGGCGGGAAGGAGAGCGCCCAATCCACCGTCCGTGGTCTCTCCGGCTTCAACGTCCGCGCCGACAAGGTGAGCGGTCGCGGCAGCAAAGAGCGACGGGCGGAGCCTTACGCGGCGCAGGTTGAATTCTCCAATGTCCTGCTAATCGAAGGGCCATGGAATACGGAATTCATTGAGGAGCATAGGAACTTCCCGAAGGGGCAGTTCAAGGATCAGGTGGATGCGGCGGCGGGAGCCTTCGCGCGCCTTTCGCGAGGTGGTGTAAGGACGGATGGTCTCGCCATCATCTCTGAGTCAATCGAGAACAACGCGAGGGTGCCAAGTTGACCGAAGATGTTGAGAAGGCGATCTCCCAGTCCGAAGCGCTATCTGAGGTTGGGTCCACGGGTGCAGTCTCCGGGATGCAGACCAGCGGTCTAGGCTTCCGGCAGGATGAATTCCTGCCCCGCCTCCGGGGAAGCCACGCCATCAAGACCTATCGCGAGATGAAGGACAATGATCCGGTCATCGGGGCAACCCTGATGGCAATGGACATGATGCTTCGCCGGGTGGAGTGGCACGTGGAGCCGGTGTCTGATGCTCCCGAGGCGCAGGAGGCGGCGGAATTCGTTGACAGCGTCCTCATCGACATGAGCCACACCTTTGAGTCCTTCATCAGCGAGGTGTTGAGCTTCCTCCCGTTCGGGTGGAGCTTCTTTGAGAAGGTCTACAAGCGCCGACTTGGCCCGGATCAGAGCGACGGTTCCCGGCGCTCGCAGTTCAACGATGGCAAGATTGGAATTCGGAAGCTTGCCCCGCGCGCCCAATGGACGCTGCGCCGCTTCATTATGTCCGAAGATGGCGGGATTGAAGCGTTTGTGCAGGAGGGGCGATCCTCTACCTCTGAGGTGGTCATCCCGATGGAGAAGGGGCTTCTGTTCCGGACCACGACCGTCAACGACGATCCGACAGGCCGAAGCGTCTTGCGGAACGCCTATACGCCTTGGTACATGATGAGCGCCGTCCAGAATGTCGAAGGGACCGCGATTGAGCGGGAGTTGAATGGCCTCCCGGTGGCCCGCATCCCGAAGGAGTATCTGGCCCGGAACGCTACACCGGAGCAGAAGGCGTTTGTTGCGTCCATCACCCGGACGGTTCGCGACATCAAGCTCAACAGTCAGGGATCGCTTGTCCTTCCCTCCGATCCTTGGGTTGACGCGGACGGGAAGCCCACCAACCTTCGCCTTGTTGATATTGATCTCATCGCGAGCCAAGGGACGCGCGCCATCGACACCGGGGCGGTCATCACCCGATACCAGCAGGACATTGCGCGATCCGTTCTGGCGGACTTCCTGACACTGGGGCAGAATGAGCGCGGGAGCTTCGCGCTCTCCAAGTCCAAGACTGATCTTTTCTTGACGAGCCTTGAGGCGTATCGGGACAACATCGCCTCAATCCTCAACCGCTATCTGGTGACTCAGCTTTGGCGGTTAAACGGGTTCAATATTGACCTGATGCCGGAGCTTGTCCCCGGAGGCGTTGCGCCGGTTGATCTTGCGGAGCTTGGGGAGTATGTGCAGCGTATCTCCGGGGCGGGAGCGAGCCTGTTCCCGGACCTTGAGCTGAACAACGAGCTTCGACGGGCCGCGAGCCTCCCGGAAGCGGAGGATGATCCGGACATCATGGGCGTGGCAGCAACGCCCCAGCAGATTGAGGATGACGCTGAGTGAGCTACATCGGCTTGAAGCGCAGGGACCGGGTATCAAAGGAGGATACTCCTGAAGACGTCAAGCGCTTCCAGTCGCTTGCCGCGCGCCAAGAGCCGAAGATCGCCCGCGCCTTCGCCCGAAGCATCGCGAATGTCCTTGACTCCGCGACCATCACCGAGACCGCAGCGCTCATAGAGGCGGGGCAGGTTGAGCAGGTGGTCGCGTCCTACACCTCCGATCCTGAGCTTGACTTCGCGCCCTTCGCCGCTGCAATCTCAGAGACCGCTCTGGCCGGGGCGAAGCTGACGGCGGAACTCATGCCGACAATCCGGAAGGCGGAGCTTGTCGAATTCGTCTTCAATCCCGTCAACCCGCGCCTGACGGACTTCGCGCAGACCATCACCGCGCAGCGCATCCGGGAGATCAACGAAGGGACGCGGCAGACGATCCGGGAGGTAATTCGTCAAGGGACGCTGGACGGAGAGAACCCGCTCACAACCGCTCGCACCGTCCGCCAGAGCATCGGCCTGACCCAGAAGCAGGCAATGGCCGTCCAGAACTTCCGACGCATGCTTGAGACCGGGAGCAGCGAGGCGATGACGCGCGCCCTTCGCGACAAGCGCTTTGATCCGACGCTCCGGCGGCTGATGGAGGGGGAGCGCGTCTCCCCGCAGAAGATTGACACCATGGTGGAGCGATACCGCCAGCGTTACATCAAATATCGCTCCGAGACAATCGCCCGAACGGAGACGATCCGGAGCCTTGGCGGTTCCCAGCAGCGCTTTATCCAAGACGCGGTGGACCAGAAGAAGATTGACCAGAGACAGGTTAAACGCTTCTGGCACTACACCCAAGATGAGCTGACGCGCGCTGAACACCGACAGATCCCTGCGATGAACCCGAATGGCGTTGGACTTGAGGAGCCGTTCCGAACGCCGCTAGGCCCACTCCAGTTCCCGGCTGACCCCTCCGGAGCCGCAGCCAACACCATCAATTGCCGCTGCGTCGTCTTCACGCGGGTGATTGCGCGGGAGCTTATCGAAGGGCTGGACGATCCGGGGACCACCCCGCCGCCGCCGCAGCCGAAGCCGCAGGGGAGGCCGGAGACTGGCGGAAGGGCGTCTGTTGGCACCCTTCCCCCAAATCCAATCCCGTTCCCGCCTATGCGTGGCCCTAGCGCGAGCATACAGGAGGTTATCTCCTCCCGCTCGCTTGTTGACCGCGACCGGATTGCAAGGTCAATGGCTGAAGCGCCAGAGAGCGCGGTTCTTGATCGCATTGCGCGCGTGAAGTCCCTCAAGAAGGTGGATGATGGGCAAAGCGGATCGTACTATGAGACTTGGAACAAGCGCATCGCAATGCGGCTTCACTTCAGCGATAGCACCGCCGAAGGCGTATCAAGGTACAACAAGACCTTCCGCCATGAGTATGGGCACCATCTAGACGGGGAGTTGGGAGTGGCGGCGGCGGCGGAAGGTCTCCAAGTCCGTAAGGTCTTCCGGAGTTGGGCGGCGGTTGATGACTTAGCGGCAGATGGCGCGGAGCTTACCAAGGCGCGGACGGGTATCAGTCTTCGGGGGTCAAAGACAAAGACGGCTGCGATGGGGAAGCAGCTTGACAAGGTCTTCGGGACAGTTGATGAGCTTTTCGACGGGATTGTGAAAGGACGCTGGACGGCGGAGGAGCTTATTGAGAGCCGGGGCTTCACGCTTGCGGAGGTAACTGAGCTTTACCAGAAGGAGATGGCACTTGGACTGAACCGCTTTGCCTCCCGCTTTGCCGCTGCAATCGACCACAAGGATCATAATTTCCTCCTTGGGAAGGCGCCAGACTGGCGAAACAACATCCTTCTGGCTGGTGTATCGGACACCGTTGAGGCGAGCGCCGCCGGAGCCTTTGGGCACTGGTTTGGCCATGGCAAGTCCTACTACAAGAAGTCCATCACCTACTACAGCCACCCGCGCACCGCGCAGGACTATGGCGGGCGCGGGAACCTGCCATTGAAGAAGATTGGCCAGCGGACCTACACCGATTACAACACAACCCAAGCCTTCGCCAACTGGACAGAGGCGCAGACTTCTGGAAGCGATGCAGTCAAGAAGATGTGGCGCGTCCTGCTTCCAAGGACTGACTCCGCCTTCCGGAAGATCATTGATGAGGCGGATGATTACCTTGGGGAGCGGGTTTCATGAGCGCAATCGTTCTGGCCCTAGCGGTCGCATATGAGGAGCAGTTTGGGGAGGAAATCCCGGACATGTTCGTAATGGGGGAGGATAACATCGTCAACCTCAAGGAATTCCTAGAGCTTGCGCTTGAGCGGGGATCGCCGCTGCGCCCGTCCGACTTCGGGCTAGAGCGGGAGCCTCCTGAGGCGCGGCCTATGTCCAATGGGTCTCGGGTGTGGTAGGAGGGGGAAATGGGAACTGACGGCTGGCAGAATAGGCTCTGGAGCATCTTCAACGCGGTTCGCGTCCGGGGGCGCAACGCGATCCGCGTCATTCAGGAGAATGAGACCCAGTTTGGGGAGAACCTTGTCGCAGCGCGAACGCCCATCATTGAGCTCAACAGCAGCTATGGCCAGTCCCTCCTCCGCGATGCTTCGACGGTCACGGGAAGCGGAACGGTGACGGATGGAACGGGCGTCATTGTCGTTGCGACGGGCGCAACCGCCTCAAGCACCGCAAAGCTGGAGAGCGCTGAATCAGGCCGCTACGCTCCCGGCTATGTTGCACAGCTTGGCATCGGAATACGTCTCCGGCAGAATTCTGTGACGGGCGGGCAGGTGGCGCGCTGGGGTGGGCTGGACGCAGCGGAGGAGAATGGAATCTACTTCGGGCGGGATGCGTCCAGCCTGTTCGTTGCTCGGTTAAACGGCGGGGTGGAGGTTGAGCACGTCAACCAAAGCGACTTCAACATTGACAAGCTTGACGGCACTGGCCAAAGCGGCTTCAATCTTGACGCCAACGATGGGCAAATCTACCAGATTGAATTCTCATGGTACGGGTACGGCCAAATCCTGTTCGGCGTCATCGGCATCCTTCCGGAATCAACCGCGTCCGACCGGGACCGGACCGCCTATGAGCCGCAGCAGCACTTTATCCCCTGCCACAGCATGCGGCCCATTGGTGGAATCTCCCTCGCCACGCCCAACCTCAAGATATTTGCAGACGCCAAGAACAACGCCACCGCCGCAAACCTCGCGCTGGACGTTGGTGGGAGGCAGTACAGCATCATTGGCGACTTCCGGCCACGCTTCCGGGTAACTGGCGAATGGAATAAAGTCTCCGGCATCGGGACAACCGTTGTTCCAATAATCACCTTCCAACGCAAGAGCGGCTTCTCAGACCGCTCCATCATCGTGCAGGACTTCGACCTGATTGCGGCGGGGGAAAACTTGATAATCTACGTCATTCTGAACGGAACCCTGACGGGCGCATCCTTCGGGACGCCGCGCGAGGTTGACGCGGATGAGACGGCGGTTGAGGTGGACATTGCCGCAACGGCCATCGCCGGTGGGACGGCCATCTACACAACGCTCATTGAAGGCGGCGGGGGCAACAAATCTGGCGGCGTATCGGGGGCCAAAGCGCAGATTGATATCCCCGGCGACTTGCCTGTCACGCTTGCCGCACGAACAACGAGCGGAACGAACGCGGACCTTTCCGCCGTCTTCCGAATCCAAGAGGAGTGGTAACAATGCCCTATTCATCCACCAGTGAGCTTCCCGTTCGCGTCCGCGACAGCATCCCCAGCGCGGAGGGGAAGGAGCTTTTCATGGAAGTGGTCAACTCCTCCCTCTATGATGGGAAATCTGAAAGCGTCTCCTTCGCCAGCGCTTGGGCCGCGCTCCAGAACGCCGGTTATGGGCAGGACGATGATGGCCTCTGGATCAACAAGGCCGATCCGGATGCGAGCGACGTTCATGTCCCCGCCCTGATGGGGAATTCAAAGGGCGGGAAGAAGCGCAAGTGGCCCATGGGCAAACGGCAGATCAACGATGACGTCTTCACCCAGCGCAACGAAGCCGCGACCCGCGCCTTTGATCTTGGCTTCGAGAATGGCGAGACGCACGTTGTGACCATCGCGGACGGGCAGGTTGTCTTCCGCCCCGGACCTTCTCCCGAGGCGCTGATGGCCGCAATCGGGGGAGAGCAGGAGGAGAGCAAGGTGGACCAGAGCATCATCACCAATACTGTCCGCGCCATCATGAATGCAGTCTTGGGAAAGGGGAAGGAGCCGGAGCCGGAGCCGGAGCCGGTGTCGAAGGGGCTTGATGTAAAGTTCGCGAAGGTTGATGAAGAGGAGCGCCTTGTCTTCGGCTTCTTCTCAGTATCGGAGTTGAACGGGGAGCTATTCGTTGACAGCGAAGGTGATACGATTGCCCCGGATGAGCTTGAAAAAGCCGCCTATGGCCATGTTCTGGATGCCCGGATCGCCTCAGATAGCCACATTCGCATGGGAGTTGGGAAATTAGTTGAAAGTGTCGTCTTTACGCCGGAGAAGATCAGCGCTATGGTAGACGCGCTAAAGGCGATGGAGATTGAGGCTTCACTTGATATCCCGGCGGTCGCTTGGTGGGGCGGATACTACATCGAAGATGACGAGGTTTGGAAGGCGATCAAGGATGGCACCTTTGTCGGCTTCTCGATAGGCGGAAGCGCCAGCCGGGAGACCATGAATGCCGAATAAGCTCAGCCACCTCAATATTCAAGAGGTCGCACTTTGCCACCGGGGCATGAACAAGCATGCTCGCGTTGCGCTATTCAAGGCATCAACCCCAGAAGACGAAATCCCCTATGACGAGATTGCGGTTGAGGCCGCGCGCCTTGCGAAGGAAAACGACGATCCTGTCTCTTTCCGCGAAGCGCTCCGCGCGCAGCTTGTTGAGCGGATGGGATGGGAGATCAGCGACAAGCTTTGGCCGATCTTCGACGCCTTCCGCACCAGCATCATCAACACAATTTCCAATATCGAGGATGAGGAGCAGCGGGCGGCGCAGCTTGAAATCAACGTCCGCGACTTCCTTGATGCGGCGCAGAACGCCGCTGATGACGTCCCTGTCAAGTCAGAGCCAAATGGAGGCAACACCATGACAATTGAAGAGCTTCAGGCGAAGCTGGAGGGGATGGAAAAGTCCGCCTCCGCAATGCGCAACGTCCTGTTCAAGGCCGGTTACGACATCACCGAAGGCGATGATGGTTCCATCACCATCACCGATCCCGCCCCGCAGGAATTCATCACCATCGACGGCGAGCAGGTCAACAAGGCCGATGTTCCCGCCCCGCTGCTGAAGCGTATCGAGGCGGATCGTGCGCGGCTGGAGAAGCTGGAGAAGGCCGCTGAGATCACGGAGCTTTCGAAGCAGGCGGAGGAGCTTTTCCCGAACCTCGCTGGCACCGCGACCCAGAAGGGCGCTCTCCTCAAGTCGATCAACGCCATCGAGGATGAGGACACCCGGAAGGCTGTCCATGAGAGTCTGAAGGCTGCTGACGCCTCCGCGAAGGCGGCGTTTGATTCGGTTGGCAAGACCGGAAGCGACGGCGACGGCGACGGGGCAGTGGAGAAGCTGAACAAGGCCGCGAAGGAATACGCGGTGGAGAAGGGTGTTCCCTTTGAATCCGGTTTCGCGGCTTTCGTCAAGACGGCGGAGGGCCGGAAGCTTCGCGCCGAGGCTGAGGCAGAGCGCCGGGGCAACTGATTCCCGGAGAAGGTTAAACGCGGGCAATCCCCGCAAGTGAGGAAAGAATATCATGGCAGTAAATGATGCAATGGTGGAAATCTCGCTGGTGGCCGGTCAGGACTTGTCCGCCAACCAGTTCCACTTCGTCTCCGTGGCCGCTGACGGCCAGATTGACCCCACCGGGGATGGTCTGGCCGCAGATGGCATCCTGACCAACAAGCCGGATGCCGCAGGCAAGGCCGCAACCGTCGCCATTCCGAATGGCGCGCGGGTGAAGGTCGAATGTGGCGGGACCGTCACCGCTGGCGGCGAAGTCGCCTCCAACGCGACGGGGGAAGCGGTTGACGCCGCATCCGGCGACATCATCCTTGGCACCGCATTGGAGGGCGGGGCAGATGGCGAGATCATCTCCATCCTCTTCAATGTTCGCGGAGCGGCTGGCTAAGGCTGGCGTCCTGTAATCGGGTTCATCAAATAGGAGCATTCAAATGCCTCTCCCCACCGCATCGGACGTCCATGTTGACTCCATGCTCACCAATATCTCGGTTGCCTTCCTTCAGCAGGCGACCAACTTCATCGCGCGACAGGTCTTCCCGAATGTTCCGGTGATGAAGCAGTCAGATCGGTACTTCGTCTACAATCGCGGGGACATGAACCGTGATGAGGCGAAGAAGCGCGCTCCCGGAACGGAAAGTGCTGGCAGCGGATACCGGCTGGACAACACGCCCAACTATTTCTGCGACGTCTGGGCATTCCACAAGGATGTTCCGGCGCAGATCGTCTCCAACTCCGATGCGGCCCATGATCCGTTCGATGTTGCGGCGGCGTTCACGATGCAGAAGCTGATGATCCGGCATGAGGCGGAGTTCGCCTCCACCTTCATGGCTGCGGGCGTCTGGAACAACTCCGATACCGGCGTTGCGACGTCTGCCGGATCGGGCGAAGTCATCCAGTGGTCCGACGATGTCAACTCCGATCCCATTGGCAATATCCGCGATGCGAAGGACACCATTCTGGAAGCGACCGGCTTTGAGCCCAACACGCTGGTGCTGGGCAAGAAGGTCTTTTCCGCTCTGGTGGACCACCCCGACATCGTGGATCGCGTCAAGTATGCTTCCTCCACCACAGAGAACCCCGCGACCGTCAACGAACGGACGCTGGCCGCGCTCTTTGGTCTGGATCGCGTCATGATTTCCAAGGCGGTTGAGAACACCGCAGCGGAAGGCGCGACCGAGGCCGGAAGCTTCATCGTGGGCAAGAAGGCGCTGTTGTGCTACGCAACGCCCACGCCGGGGATCATGGTCCCGACCGCCGGGTACAACTTCAGCTGGCAGGGCTTCCTGAACCAGACGAATGAATTCGGCATCGCCACCAAGCGTTTCGAGATGCGCGAGCTTGAAGCGGAGCGTGTCGAGGCGCAGATGGCGCTGGACATGAAGGTCATCGCGCCTGAGATGGGGTACTTCTGGAATACCATCGTCGCGTAAGCGATCTGGAGAAGGAGAAGCACATGGGCCGACGACCATTGTATGACTCAGCTGGATTTGATCCTCTCAAGCCACTCGTGGTTCGGAGAGCGATCAAGTCCGCTGGGCGCGACTTCCGACCGGGCGATGATTTCCCTTGGACGAAGATGGCAATCTCGCAGAAGCGGGCGCGCCAGCTTTTCGACATGGGGAAGCTTCGCCACAAGACTTTCGCTGACAGCCCTCTCGATCAGAACCAGCCCTCCCCGGTTGGAGCGGGCGCGCCAGCGGGCGATGCGCCGGGAGGGAGTGACCCTGCAAGCTCCACTCCCGGCGCTGGTTCGCCGGATACCCTTGACTCCATCGACAGCATGCCTGAGCTTCGGGCGATTGCTGAGGCGGAGGGAGCACCCTTCAAGGTATCGAAGCAGCAGCAGCGCGATGCGATCCGAGCGCACCGCGCGGAGCAGGAGAGCTAGGTGACTTGGACCTATGACGGAGCGCCGGGGACATCCACCGCCGCGCAGCGGCGTGACTCCGTTCGCTTCCTGACGGGGGATACCGACACCACCGATCAGCAGGTGACTGACGAAGAAATCGCCTTCACCCTCTCCCAGTCCAATGATCAGATCTATTCCGCCGGGGCTGCGACCGCGCGGGCAATCGCGGCGAAGTACTCCCGACTGGTCAACACCTCGCATGAAAGCCTGCGCGCGGACTACAGCAACCGCCAGACGCACTATCTTCAGCTTGCCCAGCGTCTTGATGCGGCGCAGGCGTCAACGGGCGGCGCTCTTACGCACAAGGCGGGCGGCATCTCGATTGATGAGATGGAGTCCGTTCGCGAAGATGATGACCGCCCCAAGCCCTTCTTTGAGTGGGGGCAGTTCGAAAACCCTCCGCGATACCAGATTGATGGGGATGATGACAGGACATTCTGATGCTTCCATTCTCGCAGGTTGATGGGCCGCGTTGGGATGACCGTCCGCTCTATATCATAGGCGGCGGGGACAGTATCCGGGGACTGGACTTCTCAAAGCTTGAGGGGCGGAAGCTAGGCGTTAACAAGAGCGCTTGGACGGCGGATTGCGATGCGCTGGTTACGCTGGACCAGCACTTCGCCCGAATGTGCAGCTCTGACATCTCCGCCTTCGCAGAGAGTGGGAGGGAGGCGTTTCTGGTACTCCCGCCCAACGAAGATGCCAAGCCCATCCCCGGAGCCACCTATGTCATCCGAAGGCGCGGCCCAGACCTAAGCCTTGATCCCTCCTGCGTCCACGGCGTCAATAGCGGCTTCGCGGCGCTGGGGATCGCTTGGCACAAGGGGGCGCGTGAGATCGGGCTTCTTGGCTTCGACATGCAATATGGAAAGACGGGCGCGACCCATTGGCATGGGGGATACTCTTGGCATGGAAAGCAAAGCCACCGAATGTACGACAAGTGGGCCAATGGTTTTGAGAAGGCGGCGGCGCAGTTTCGCGCGGAAGGCGTCAATGTCGTCAACTTCATTGGCGATCCGAAAAGCAAGATAACATGTTTCCCGGTGAGTTCCCTGAATGACCTATTCTGACCGCCCAATCCTGATCGCCTCTCCTACCCGGAGCGGGACAACGCTGCTGGCGTGGGGAATTCACCTCCACGGCGTATGGATCGGGGAAGGTAAGGTGACGAGCGCTCCCGAGACCAACCCGCAGGTGCCAACGGAGAACGCCGCCATAAAGAAGTACCTCAAAGGCATCTCCGGCGCTCCGGAGGGCTTCCGGGAGGGGCTGCTGGCGCTGGCGCAGACGGATGGCCCTTGGCTCATCAAGACGGCGCAGACGCTCATGAAGCAGGACGCCTTCCTTAAGCACTTCCCGGAGGCGCTCTGGCTTCTCCCCTATCGACCAGTTGATGATATTGTCGCCTCCGCAATGCGCCACCCCGGCATGCGGAAGGCAGGGGAGGCCGCGCGCCGGAGGATCGTTGCCCAGCATCGCGCCCTACAGGGCGAAGTCGCCAACAAGGCGCGCTATCGCCTCTGGGTTGATGCGGATGCTCTGGCGAAGGGCGATCTCAAGGAGGCGGAGAAGGTCTTCAACTTCATAGACATTCCGTTTAACCGCTGCATCTGGACCGACTGGGTGCAGCCAGAGCGTTGGAATAGGGCAAGAAATGGCAGCTAAACGATGGAACATTCTGGCGGCGATTATCGCGGAGAATGGGCTAAAGTGCGGAGCGGAGGTTGGCGTCAAATCTGGGCGGAACCTTGCCCGAATTTCACAACAAGTCCCGGACTTCCATTGGATCGCGGTTGACCCTTGGGAGCCAACGGAGAACTACGCGCGCTGGCCGGATAGCAGCCACGCGAAGCATGAAGCGGAATTCGACCGCTGGGCGCAAAGGGCGAAGACGAAACCGCGCAAGCTGAAGATGTTCAGCGTTGAGGCGGCGGCGCTGGTTGAAGACGGATCGCTTGATCTGGTCTTCATCGACGGCGACCACAGCTATGAGGGCGTCCGCGCTGACATTGACGCTTGGCTTCCGAAGGTCCGCCCCGGCGGCTTCATCGCGGGCCACGACTACGACAACACCAACAAGTACGGGGACGCCTTCCGGGGCGTTGACCGGGCGGTTGATGAGACCTTCGGGGATCGGGTGAGGCTGGAGGCGGATCACGTATGGATTGTTCAGGTCTGACGGTTGCCTGCGTCCTTTGGCAGGGAGACTTCCGGGGCAGAACCTATTCGCCGGAGTGGGTCCACCGCCTCCGGGCGATGGTGGCGCGGAACCTGCCCACCCCGCATGAATTCGTTTGCTTGAGCAACGTCCCGATTGATGGCATCAACGTCATCCCTCTCCAATCGGACCTTCCCGGCTGGTGGTCTAAGCTTGAGCTCTTTCGCCACGATCTAGGGAAGCGTGTCCTGTACCTAGATCTGGACACGCTCATAGTTGGCGATCTTTCCCCGTTGGTTGAGGTTGACGCCTCCTTCGCGGCAATGCCGCCCAGCTACATGCTCCCCGGCGGCAACGGGCGGGCGCGCGGGGGAGAGGGTGTGGTAGATCGCTGCCAGACGTCCTGCATGGTCTGGGATCGCGGAGCGGTGGACTATCTATGGGAGGAGTTCGAGAGGGGCGCAATAAAGCGCTTCCGGGGCGATCAGGATTACATCTCCGCGACTACCCGGAAGGTGGAATTCCTCCCGCGTGACTGCTTCATAAAGCTTCGCCACTGCCCGGAAGGACCACCGCCGAAGGCGCGCGTCATCCTCTCAATGCCTTGGAAATGTGAGGAGGCCGCGCGCAAGTTTGAATGGGTGAGGGCGATATGGCGGCGCTAGGAGAGCTTGCTCCCCCAGAGCTGCGCCTCAGCCAGCTTGCGATAGGCTCTGGCCCGGACCTTCTCGTGGTCGCTCTGGGCCCACTTGCGATATTCGGCCTCAGTCGCCTCCCGGCGATAGTCGATAACATCCTGTGCCGCTGCAATCGCCTCCGCGCGATCCGCGTAGGTCTTGCCACGCGCATACCTGTTCCCCTTGATCATGCCCTTCGCAGTGTAGTGG